CGGATAGATTGCGCATGGTTTACATACGCGTAGGCAGCTCTCCTTCTACATTGCCCTTTATCAAAAAGGAGATTTAAAATGTAGAACTTTCTTAACCTTAACGGAGTAACATCAGTGCCGTAAAAGAAGTCGGCACCGCAACTTTCTCGAAAGAACCCACGGTAAAAGGATTTCTCCTTATTTACCATAAGACCACAACGTTCAAGGAACGCAATAGTAGTTGGAACATAAGCCTTAGGAATGATAAGATCATCACCGTAGACAAATGTTCTAGCTGCAGCATCATGCAATTCGACACCGTGATAGACCTGAGCGCAAATAGATATTGCCCAGATGCTAGTCGCGAGTATAGGAAAGCAAAGTGCTGATCCCATTGGAGCGTGCTTGGATGATTCCAATAAAGTGCCATCAGGAAGCTTAAAACTCCTGGGGCGCAACACGGAAAGTGCTCTTAAAAGAGCAGGACAATGCTGAAATAGGGAGATTACTAACTCCCATGAAATTCGATCGCTAGCATCTTTCATGTCTAGCGTCGCCCAACCATCTTCACATGAAGGTGAACTGCCTTCAGCCGCCAATCGACGGTTAACCTCAGAATCACTGAAATTGATGTGACCTGAAGTAAGAGGATGATTCTCCAAAACTGACTCAATCTTAGAGCGCACAGCTTGCTGCGCGTACATTTTTTCGAATGGTTCTCTACAGATTAGTCTAGGGCCACGTGCATCCTTGGGAACAAGGATGACCTCTGAGGGTGTCTCTTCATAGTGAAATAAATCAGTATGATTGAGGGTGCTCTTTGGAAAACGTGGATCACGGACGATGGAATCAAAAACCTCATTCACCGAAAAGTGAAATAGGTGCCCAAAGTCAGAAGCCATATCAGGAGACATAGACAGTTCGTGTTCGAACTTATCTACGGTCGAAGAATTGGCTGTCGTACCCGGTCCGTGTCTTGGATGTAGATCTTGTAGTACAAATGTATCGAATAATCTATACATAATGTCACTAGCAAGGTCAGTAATAGGACTTCGTATATTTTGCGAAGCAAGTTCATTTTCAACATTAACAAAGGAGGCTATAACACGCGAGTTCAGCTCAGAACTCATAGGTAAATCTGACTTGTAAGCATAACTGCAAACTTGTCTAATCACCCAAAAAGAATGAGCACACGGTTCGGCTAAAAGCTGACCGTTCGGTTCAAAGATTCGTAAAAAGAACGAACCCAAAAACCTTGGGAGACTTCTGCGCCAGCCAAAGTTGGTTGGACAAACGAATCGACCTTGTTCAACACCCAGCAAAAGAGCCTTCTCAAGAGCTGGTAAGACTGAAGTGAGGAACTTCAAACCCTCATTTTCAAGTCTATGTGTTAAATAAGTGATGTCGGTTTTAGGTAATGATAGATCTTTTGCCAACGCCGTATAGGCGCCAGCTAAGGTCTTTTTTGCACACATCTGAACAACCCTACACAAATAATTCGCAAAACGAATTCTTAGATAAAGGTCGCCCAGCCGGAAAGGCACTTTTTTACTGCATTTCTCGGTGATACGCAATTGACATTGAGCTCGTAAAACAGCTTGGTTGCCAACTCAGTATGTCCCGATGGAAACAGTAGATCACGATCACGTGGAAGTTTATATTTTCGGACAAAATCAACGTAACGTTGACGTTCGCTTAGATAATCACAAACAGCAATCGTGAGAACTCGCTGATTTACGACGTCCTCTTCGCAGAGGATATTGATATATTCAGACGAGTTGTGAAGTTGTGCCCGGATTGAATTGAAAGTATCCATAGTATGCTCCCGCTAAGGTTAAACTAAAGCGAGAGACGCATGGAGAATTCCGTTCACTCTTTGTAACTACAGTTCACCTCGCGCAATTTTTGCGATGTTTGCTGTAGTAAAGAAAGCATGGACCAGCACTTCATGTGCTTCGACCTCAGCCAAAGAAAAAGATTTGGTATCCCATTTCACAACAGTGTGGGTTTGAAGAATAAGATCCTTCGCACCGGCTGTAGCGGAATTTTTATACCGTCGTAGTTTTACTACGAAGGAGGAAGTACCATCAGCTTGGGGAGATGACTGGAGATCGAACAATATTGGTTCATCAACCGTAGTGGCTCCATTAATATATGAGCCCGGTTGAGGTAAAGCTAAATAAGTATTAGCACCAATTGTGATCGAAGGTTGAAAGGACATAGAGACTCACACCACATTAAGTATATTCAACAGAAACATTTTCGGTAAGTGTATAACATCACTTGCGTTTCTGGATCGCAAGGGCCAGCAAGGTTGCTCCCTTACCAGCATCGGATTTCTTCTTGAAAGGGTTCTCAAATTGAAACCTTTTTAGGGAGAAATTGACAAACTCAACTTCAGTCTTTCGACTGTAAGATGTCAAAGAACCTGTTATAGTTTTTTGATCCTTCAAGGGTTGCCCCACAAAGGCATTGTCAGCGACACATGTCACCCGATAGTCTACAACGAATTTAGACGATGACCCACGTGAGTGGTGTTCAATGTCAAGCCATAGGACTTGACCGTCTATATCATCAAGTACATCACCAGTGTTGGTGAACCAATCGGCTACAAAAGACCCAGGGATTAACTCCCATAAAGTCTTTGCAGTTGGCACGGCTTGGATAACATTCAGTATGAACTGAATCGGAGGGAAAGGAACATTCGGAGGTCGGGCAGTCAACATGACGCCTGTTTTCCTAGTGTGAACAACTGAGGCTTCTAGTTTCAGTTGCCAGATACCCATATCGATGATTTCAGTGAAATCAAAGGCATGAATATTTGTCTTGTTAAAGTCCTCCTGTCTGCCTGCTTGTACTTGTAAGTGTTTCCACTTAGCAACGAGCTGATCGTATAGCGTAGCTATATCTGCCAAATCCTTGGCGAGCGGCTCAACCCCAAACTTAGCAGTGAGATATTTATCTGCTGCCCATTTACCGACGTTCTTGCGAACGTTAGCACTCAAACGCACTTTCTGACGCCTAGTGATAGGCTTCTTTTGAAAGGACGTCCACGCGTTTTTAAGAAACTTACGTGGTGCCTTAAATAGCGCAATGGTCTCGCGGAGTTCCGCGAAGAACATATAGCTGTTAAGGTCCATTGGTTTGATGAAAGCACGGGCTTCATCTCTCAGGTTGAATTCTAGATAACTATGGTTCAACTTAGAAAGGATGGTGTTGATGATGGACTCGGCGCTTGTGAAATTAATCCCAAGGGCGTCGAAAGTTAGTGAAGGGTTCCCTACCGGATGAACCGAGTAGAGGTTAACTGGCACCTGGTGCATTTCCCATTTGAGATGGGTACACGGTTTCCATTGCTTTTTGTAAGGCCATGGACCGCTCCAAGAGTCAATCTTCTCGAAAGAAGTATTGACCCACCAATCGTAATATTTCACGTATGGTGGAAAGACGTCACCACGAGTGGCTCGGACTGTTTCAGAGAAGCGTTGTTTAGAAGGTGTTGCAGTTTTCATTACCTAGAA